TACGTTGTATTAAATTTATTATAATTAGCGATCGTTTGACTAGGTGGATCTAAACTAATTCTTGGTATTCTAACTCTTTTAGTTCCTCTAAGTTTTTTACTATTCACTTCATTTTCAAACTTAGTTGCTGCTTGGTTATATTTAACTTTTGCCGCTATGGCTTCTTTTGATTTTGCACCAAACTCTTGAATGGCTTTGTCTACATTTGCTTCTAATGTCCCTGCTCTACTGTCCCATCCTGCTCCTTCAAATCCTCCTTTTGCAATTCTATTTACATTTCTATCTATTACTTGAGCAAAAATAGAATAAGGACTTGTATTTCTTTTTAATCCTGTAGCTGTTGCTCTAGCCTCATCTATGTCAACTATTCCAGAGGGAATTTTACCTGACTCTGTAATTTGACTTTTTGGAACTTTTATACTTTCTCCTTCAAAAGGAACTCCAGTTGCAAGTTCTGCTGCTTTTTTTCTAGCACCAGGTAATGTTAAAAGAATATTTCTTGCATTTTCTATAAATGCAGGTTTGATACCAGGAACATCTTTTCTATCTCC